GACAATGGAAAGACTTTAATCTTGTCTGGTGACAAGGATTTCATTCAGTTACAGAGATATAAAAATGTCACACAATATAGTCCAATCACCAAGAAATTTATTGATGGAATGGTGTGGAATGAATATCTAGATGAGCATATTCTAAGGGGAGATACCAGTGATGGTGTTCCTAATGTTCTTTCCCCAGACAATACCTTTGTAGACGGATTGCGCCAGAAACCTCTGGGTAAAAAGAAAATCCAATCGTGGGTTGAACACAACATTGAGGATGTGTTGCCTAATGATGAAGTGAAACGTAATTTCCAAAGAAACAAGAAGCTTATTGATCTAACAGAAGCTCCTCAAGAGCTATTTTCAGAGATAACAAAAACATGGAAAGAAGCAAAAACTAACCCTCGTAGTAAACTACTAAATTATTTTATACAAAACAGGTTGAGTGACCTAATGGATTGCATAGGAGATTTTTAATGCCCAATACATACACACCACTAGTATCTGAAATTCTAGAAAAACTTTCTAAGAAGAAAACAAAGAAACAAAAAGTTGACCATTTGATGGAACATAATTCGGCCTCTCTTCGCATGGTGATCAAGGCATCTTTTGACCCCCGTATTATTTGGGCACTTCCCGCTGGTGAAGTTCCATATACTCCAAATGATGCGCCAGAGGGAACAGAACATACCATGCTTGCTGCTGAAGCAAACAGGTTATATCATTATATTCAAGGTGGCAATAACGCTATTACTCAATCAAAAAGGGAGGCAATGTTTGTTCAACTCCTAGAAGGACTTCATAAGAATGAAGCTGAAGTCTTAGTTTCTGCAAAGGACAAGTCTCTGCATACAATGTATAAGGGATTGTCTGATAATGTAGTTAAAGAAGCTTTCAATTGGGATGACAACTATATGGTTGTTGAACATAATAGGCATGTATCAGTAGATGGACCAGCAAACATTACAAGCAGAGTTTAAAGAACTAGAATATGTTGCTGCCGACTTTCTAGAAAAGGAAGACTTTGAGTCAGCAGCTAAATGTTATAGACAGTTGATTGTAGATGACCCAGAAGATGCTAGGGCATACTATAATTTAGCAATCATACTGCACGACTTATCTAAGTTTGCAGAGTCATTTGCTTGCTATGAGCAATCAATAAAACTAGGATATCACAATCCTGCCAGAGCAAATTTGAACACTGGTATGAACTATCTTAAAATGGGAGACTTCAAAAGAGGATTTCATTATGTTGACTTGAAGTCAGATGGTGCGTGGAGACTAGGAAAAAACTTTGCTTTCAATCAAGAGAGGCTGTCTCACATTGAGTTGTGGGATGGTCAACCTCTTGAGGGTAAAACCATATTGATATATTGTGAGCAAGGATTTGGTGATAACATACAGTTCAGTCGATATGTGGCAGAGGTGGCAAAATTAGGTGGTAAAGTTATATTCTCTTGCTACAAGGAACTTTATGGCATATTCAAAGATAGTCCTATTCTAAAAGATGTGGATGTTGTGGAAGGTGCTTTACAGGACATTTCAAACATAGACTTCAAAATTCCCCTGATGAGTCTTCCTAGAGTTCTGGAAGCTACCATCAAAAATATACCTCATGCTGATGGGTTCCTGTCAAAAACTTATCGTAAGGATTGGAACCTGTCTGGTGAGGGTATGAATGTAGCGTTGGTGTGGGAGTCGAGTGGACTTGATACTCGACGTTCTATACCCTTTGAAACGATACTACCTCTCTGTGAGCTTCCTAACGTCAATATGATAAGCATACAGAAGGGCACTGCTATGTTTGACTATAGACGCAATCCAGAAGCTAAAGACCTCTTACCAAGCGTTGGTGAGAGAATAAAAGACTTCTCTGATACAGCCGATATCCTGTCTCAGGTAGACTTATTGATATCGACAGATACTGCACCTATTCATATGGGTGGAGCATTAGGTATTCCAACGTGGGGGTTACTCCATTACTCTGCTGATTGGCGTTGGTTTAGAGAAAGAGATTATCCCGATACCAGTCCTTGGTACGAATCAGTGCGAATCTATCGTCAAAAAGAACCCGCAAGTTGGGGTGAAGTGGTAGAACGAGTAAAAATAGACCTAAAAAAAATGTCAAGTAACTGGAAATAAACGACTTTTTGGTGCATTATTTCCTTGACAATATCCCTTATATGTCGTATTATATGTATAGTGATGATGAACAAGGAAATAACGATGATTGGTCTTGAAGTTACAGGTGGTGTCAAGAAAGACCGGGAACTGGCCGAGGAGATTGTCTGGTTCTGTCTAGAGAAGATGTTGCCTCGCTACCGGGCACTGAACATCACTGTCTTGTTGACCAAGACATATGAACAGGGTGCCAGAGGGTTCTGTTATCAGGAAGAAGATGACCGTGACTTTGTGATTGAGGTTGATCATCGTTTGACAAAAGCAGAGGGCGTTGAAGAGTTCATCGACACGGTTTGTCATGAGATGATACATGTGAAACAGCACGCAACGAGAAAATTGATTGACCGTTTCCGTGGTGGTTACAAGAAGTTGTGGAAATGTCGGGATGGCAAATATCGGAACTATCTGAAGACTGCTTACGAAAGACAGCCTTGGGAGATAGAAGCGCATCGTGACAGTGGTAAATATATGAAAGAGTTCAAGAAGGAGTATTATGGTTATGAGTAAAATGGGAAACTATATAATGGATATCGAAGAGTTCTGTGATGGATACTTTTTCGGTGATGATGAGATCGACATTGATGAGATCGCTCTAGCTGCTGACAAAACTTTTCGGTCAACCATGGCGGGTGACTATGCTCGGCAATATCTCGAAACACAACTGGGAGAAATGTAATTACAGCATTAGATGAAATTGTAGCTATTGGTTTGATGTTTGTGGGTGCTACTACAGATATTGTTCCAAACGAAAAATCAATAGTTAATAATAATCAGCATGTTGAATGTCTTGCTATGAACATGTATCATGAAGCAAGAGATCAGGGCACGGCAGGGAAACTTGCTGTGTCTGCTGTTGTGATGAACAGAGTGAATGATGAGAGGTTTCCAAATACTGTGTGTGGAGTAGTCCTTCAAGCACAAATGAAAAAATCATGGAAAACTGGATTACCTATTCCTATTAGAAACAAGTGCCAGTTCAGTTGGTATTGTGATGGTAAACCAGATGATGTAAAAAATGAAGAATCTTACAAAAAGATACTTGACTTTGCTCGATTAATGATGCATAATGATATAAGATTCGTTGATATAACTGATGGTGCTACACATTACCATGCTGATTATGTCAGTCCATCTTGGGCAAGGACCAAGACGAGAACAACAGAGATTGGTGACCACATTTTTTATCGTTGGGAAAAGAAATGACATTTGATGAATACCAAGAGTTTGCGAAGACCACTGCTATCTATCCAGACAATGCCAAGGTAGTGTATCCAACACTAGGGTTGTCTGGTGAGGCTGGTGAGGTCGCAGAGAAGGTGAAGAAGAATATCCGAAAGAGTAAGTTTGGTTCTTTCGAGTTCTATGGTAATGAACTTGATGACATTGCCAAGGAGCTTGGTGATGTTCTGTGGTATGTGTCAGCACTTGCAAGTGATATTGGATACTCACTAGAGGACATTGCTCAGATAAATATGGAGAAACTGAAATCTCGACAAGAGCGTAATAAAATTGAAGGTGAAGGTGATAACCGATGAATATTTTCTATCTAGATAAAAACCCTAAGATTGCTGCACAGATGATGTGTGACAAGCATGTGGTCAAGATGATACTAGAGAGCGCACAGATGCTCTCCACTACACATCGTGTTCTTGACGGGGATGAACGTGCTGATCGCGATGGTTTATATAAACTGGCTCATAAGAATCATCCTAGTACAATCTGGGTTCGTTCCAGTTTGGAAAATTACACATGGTTGTATGACCACATGGTTGCTCTCATGGTAGAGTACACTTATCGGTATGGCAAACACCATGCTACAGAACGGTTGCTTGCGCCATTGTTTAAGTCCCCCAAGAATATGGATTTTGAAACATTCTTTAGTGACCCACCTCAGTGTATGCCAGAAGAGTGCAAAGGTGATGACACTGTGCTTGCTTATCAGAAATACTACATAGTAGAGAAATCAGGTTTTGCAAAGTGGAAAAACAGAACAGTGCCGGAGTGGTTTAATGCAGAGAGAGAATTATTGGGATTACATGGGGCGACGAATGCGTGAGGATAAAATTATTACTCCCAGACCGGGCACACGCCCCGGCTTGACTAGCATCGAACGAGATTTGTATCAACGAATAGAAGAACTAGAACGTAAGGTGACCGCCCTTGGCAGTCATACTCAACAATTGGAGATGGACGTATAATGCCAACATATACATTTTATGACGAAAAAAGTGGAATAGAGTGGGACGAAATGATGTCCAATTCTCAACGTGAAAAATTCCTAAAAGAAAACTTACACATCAATCAAATTCCCGGCGGGTTTGCTTTCGTAGGCGACCACATCATGGGCATTGGACCAAAACAAGATAACGGTATGACGGAGAACCTTCAACGGATTGCTGAGGCACATCCCGGCACACCTCTTGCAGATCGTTATGGTGGCGAGGCTACCAAACAACAAAAAACTCGAGCAGTACTGAAAAAGCATGGTGTTGTTTAGTATAAATAGAATTGATGCGGGCGAGAAATCAAACTTCAGCACTGCTGCACAGCGGCAATGGAAGCTGGGAAGTCACTCCGCCCATGTATCAGAGGGGGGTCCAGCTGGATTCCCCCTCTCCCTACTTTTTAAGGATATATAATGGCAAGCGCTAAGAAAAACAAAGAGATCAATCACAACAATCTAGTAGCGATTAAACCCATCACTGATAATCAGACGGTGGTATTTGATTCGTTCAAGAAGGGTAAGAACCAATTTCTATTTGGTGCTGCGGGTACAGGTAAGACGTTTAGTGCGTTGTTCCTTGCAATGCAAGCAGTCATGGATTTGAAGAGTAAGTACGAGAAGGTAATTCTGGTTCGTTCTCTTATTCCCACACGGGAAATTGGTTTCCTGCCGGGTGATGAGGAAGACAAGGCTGCACTCTATCAGGTGCCATATCAGAACATGGTACAGTTCATGTTTGAACAACCCAATGAACAGGCATTCAGTAATTTGTATGATCGCCTCAAAGGACAGGGTACACTCCACTTCCTATCAACTTCTTTTCTAAGGGGGTTGACATTTGATAACGCAATCATTATAGTGGATGAATGTCAGAATATGAATTTTCATGAGCTGGATACTATTGTCACCCGTGTCGGTCAGGATTCAAAGATTATGTTCTGTGGTGACTTTGATCAATCTGATTTACAAAGGACAAATGAAAAAAATGGATTACATGACTTCCTCAGAATTCTTGAGGAGATGGATGAGTTTAACTGTACTGAGTTTACTATCGGTGATATTGTCCGTAGTGGCTTCGTTCGTAGTTATCTCATTAATAAGATTAAGCTTGGGATAGGAATGGAATAATGGACTTACAAGTACTAAGAGAACAACTAGAAATAGACGAGGGTGTGAAATATGAGGTATATAACGATCATTTGGGTTATGCTACTTTTGGCGTTGGCCATCTTGTCCTTGAGTCTGACCCCGAATATGCTGATGAAATCGGAACTCCCGTCAGTGAGTCCAGAGTCATTGAAGCCTTCGAACAAGATTGCGAAAACGTCCTGTCAGACTGCAACATCCTTTACGAAGACTTTGAAGATTTGCCAGAGGAAGCTCAACAAGTAATTGCCAATATGATGTTCAACATGGGGCGTCCTCGTTTGAGTAAATTTAAGGGTATGAAACGTGGTGTAGATTCTCGTAATTGGAACGAAGCAGCAGATGAGATGGTTGACTCTGCTTGGTATCGTCAGGTCACCAATAGAGCAGATAGGCTAGTAGCTCGGGTTCGTGCGTTAGCATAATGACGGTCATTAATATGGTGAATCGTCAGACGATTAATCTTGATATATCCTACAGATGCGCCTTAGAGTGTCCAAAGTGTAGACGGCAAAAGTCTATGAAGCGTTTGGGTAACAAAGGTCATAATATAAACATTACAGATTTTAAAAAAATTATATCTTATTTTGAAGGGTTAAATTTCTGCGGTTCTATATCTGATCCAGTGATGCACCCCCAATTCATAGAGTTTTTATCTCTCTGTAAAGATCATTCTGTTAAAATTTCTTCTGCTGTTTCTCAACGTCCCTTGAGTTGGTACGAGAGTGCATTTGAAAGTAATCCTAATGCTCAGTGGCACTTTGCATTGGATGGGTTACCAGAAGAAAGCCATCAGTACAGAATCAATCAGGATGGTGTAAAGTTATTTGAGATTATGAAACTTGCTGTGTTGATGGGTATCAAAACATACTGGCAGTACATTGTTTTCAAATACAACCAAGACCATATAGATCAAGCCCGTGGTATGGCAAAACGACACAATATAATTTTCAAGGAACAGCATTCCTCAAGATGGGATGAGAATGACCCATATAAACCCGATGATCCAAAACACTATATAGAGTATAATTATGATGAAGAAGTTAAGCAAAAATTTCACGCCAAGTTGTTTACACGATAACAAGCAACCAGCATATTCTTCAACAGGATATATTCTGCCGTGTTGTTGGTGCGATAGTGGATTTATTTTAGACGATGATGATTTCAAGAACATCGTACAAGACAAATTTAAAGTTGAGAATGTTGAGAATGTATCAGAAATTTTGGAGTCTGATGAGTGGATAGATTTTTTTAAGTTTGAGAAAATACCTGTGGTTTGTCAAAAATATTGTGGTGGTGGAAGCAGATATCGCCAAGGTCATCCCCGCAAATCAAAGAG